AAATACGGGGAAGTTCCTTGCTTGCATACTTGTTTTACTCTTCGTCCTTTTCCGAACGGAATTCCCTTTCAAGAATGGTCACTATCGTGAAACAGGCAATAACAAAAGCCGCCTGCACATTAGAGGCAGACACCTCAATCCCGTCAACCAATGAAACGGTAGTTATTATCCCGACCGCTATCAACACATTCTGAATCACTCTAAATGTTTTCATATACTATATCGTTTTTCTTGTTCTACATTCATGTTTCTAAAAAGGCTATTCCTATTCATCACGAACCGGAATAGTTTTGCTACATTTGTAGCCAATATGGAAAATATTTAATTTAAATAAACCGTTATGATGTTTTTCGATGATTTGGAATCTAAACTTGCATCAGACCAAACAATATGCAAGAGTATACTCCGAGATGTAAAATGTCCTGTTCATAAGCTAAAGGCACGTATCATCTATGATTACGACAAAGACTTCACTTATGCCCATATTACGAAATGCTGTTGTCCTCAATTTGCCCAAATAGTGGCGGATACGATCCGTAAAACAGAGACTATTGATGTAGTAGTAATTGACGACTGTGAATATACTCGCTGAATTGGACAACTTTCTCACTGAAACCCGGCACGTGTCACCAACCATGAATAGTTTCTTCTTGAATCTGGCATGGTTGCCGAGGCGTAGCACATCATCTGCTGTTAAGTTATCACCCATGACAATGGCTTGAAAAATAATGCGATCTATACGTTTCAAAATCTTATTCTTTTGCATTGCAGATTTTTATTTATTGCTTATTACTCTTGTTACATTTCCGTGAGAATCCAAAACCTTCACTTTTGATGGTTCATTACCTTCAGTATATTTAATTCCACCATTTTCTTGTGCCATTCTACGAATAGCTTCTGCATTCTTTCCATTCCGTTTGAAACGGAGTATTTGACTAAGATTTGCGAGAGATATTCCAAATGTTTCTGCAATCATCTTTCGTTTTTCGGTGTCTCTTAATTCAATTATTTGTTTCATACCTTTTTATTTTAGAGTAATTATTCATACATTTGAGCGCTGTTAATCTGTAACACGCTGCAAATATAATAGAGATATTTCAATTATGAAAGAAAACATGAGAGATTTTTCAGTATTAAAGCAGAGAATTCTGCAATATTTAGATTTTAAAGGGATTACAAAGTATGAATGTTATAAAAATACAGGCATAACCAATGGCGTGTTGAGTCAACCAAATGGAATGTCTGAAGATAATT